CCATAGTTTCCGGCGGTAGCGTTATCCATAAGGCTAATACCATAGGAGTTATCTGCAACGTATCCGGACGGCCCCACAAACGATTTCCAGTCGCTTGTACCTACCTTGGCGTATTGAGCCATAATCTGTACCCAGGCTGTATCAAGCCCACCTTTGTCGTTGGCGTAGTAAAGCCCGTTGGAGCATTCGGTAAATATGATGAGCCCCTGAGTCGCCGTACCCGTGGCTATATCTGTCCGATACGACGTGGATAGTACCTCGTATCCCAGCGTCTTAGTGGAAATAGTATCGTTAAAATTGCTGATGATGCTCTGTGTATTAGAGCCCTCGCGCGTCTCTACCGTTACCCCGTCATAGTTACCTACTGGGTTATCGTTGAGCTGTATATCGGATATCGTGAGAGGCCCCTCGCCGACTGCTACGAGCCAGTTAAGGTACTGTTTATCGTCAACGGTTGACAGGTACTTCCCGATGGTCTGCCCGCCTGTGCGGACAGTGCCGTAAAACTCGGATATAGCATTGCCCTGCCCTTCGGTTGTCCTTATGCCGGACCAGTTATATGTGGGATTCTCGCTTGAGTACTTAGCGGTACCTGCCGCAGTCCCGAACGCTTTCTGTATCAGCGTCCCGCCGATGAACATGACCGCCGCGGCTGCTAGGTATCCGCCGATAGCCGCCCATCCGGTAGCCCCCGCCAGCGACATAGCGGAATAGCCTAAGCCCGCTACGTTAGCCCCGATGCCCATAGAGAACACGGACAATGCCACAGTTGCGATGATGAGCAGAGGGTTCTTACCGCCGCCCTTGCCCACATACGGAGCGAGTACGATGAAATCCCCATCACTCACTGCTGCCGAACTATCCGACGTGTAACTGTTAAGAGTTACCGTGAATTCCGGATCTTTATCGCCATCGGTTGTACTAAAAACGGCCGTAAACGGATTGATATAATCCGCTATAACCGTCTTATCTTTTTCGTATTCAATTTGATGTACTTCCCGCCCGTTCTCAGGCTCGAAAGCATTCTTGATGATAACAACTGTAATCATCTACTTATCACCTACAAACTCATAAAAGCCAGCGATGACGCCCCGCCATGCAGGGCTGTTAATCCTGTCTATACACACCCCCGTTTTTTCGCGGATATGTATAAATTTTTCATTGCCGATATATACCCCCGTGTGATTCACTACCCCAGGGGCTGTTCCCATCCGGATAGCTATCAGGCACGGCACGGGCAGATTAGGAGGGTGGCAGGCCCTCCATGTCTGTGTCTTTGCTGCTTTATGGATAATGCCAGATATCTTTTCCGCATCATTGTAGTCCGCGTTATACTCGGGGATATGTTTTCCGTTTCGCCTGTAAACTTCCATCACAAGCCCATAACAGTCAAACCCTTTATGGGCATCCCTGCCATGATTCACGAATGGCACGCCGATTAAGTTGTCATAGTTCATCATACATATACGCCCCCTTGATCAATGCCTGGAAAACCACCGAACCTGTTACTGTTCCCTCTTGCCCGGCAAGACGTTAGCGTCCTGTCGCAATCAGTAAATGATGCATTAGTGCAGCCACACTCCACACCTTTGAACGTACGATACCTGCAATTATTCTTGATATACCGGTCCAGAGGCCGGCGCGAATGAGGCGAATATGAGGTACCTACCGTCATCGTCGCCCATTGTTCGTTGACTGCAACCTTGGTAACCCGGTACTCTTCTTCCAATTCCGGCGTCGTGGAGTCAAGGGCTTTTGTGTTGACAACACGGATGATAAGATCCCCGTTATTAGCCCCGTTTGATTCTTCGATGTAATACGTAAGCGCCTGTGATATGTTGCAGACTTTGATATCAAAAGAGGGGATGGAGCCACTCTTATCCTCGGTTATTTCCCCTATTTCTACTGGAAAAGCTTGCCACAGTACCCCGTTCCACGTGATATCCTCGGTATTGTAGCATATCCGTATCGGGTCTACGCCATCCAGCGGTACGTCAAGCTCGATGAGGATGATAAAGACACTGTCGGTATTCATTTTATTTTTTTCCGCTTTTGCCACGGCTGATAATGACAGCATACCTAAACCTCCGTAAGCGATATACTACCGCTTAGCCTGCCTACTGCTTTTGTTTCGAACTTATCTTTACCGGAATACCGTACGGTATATGTCTTACCGTCAAGCGGACAGGTCCAGCTGAACGACAATGCCGCAAAATACACGGTGTTCTGGATAAAATCCATTAACGTCAGATACTGCGCTGTTGGCAGCGCATCCCATTTCAATTCCCACGTTTTCCGGCTTTTTGTAAACTTCCTGCGCCCCTGAACGACGCCATCCGACATAGAGGACGTCAAGCTCGTATCCTCTACATCGATTGTCGTTCCGTAGGACGGGTTCAAGATATCCGGCCATGATAATTCAGCCATTATTTAACCGCCCCCTTCAGCATGTCACGCGTTCCCAGATAGTTCGTTCCGACAGCTTCAAGCAGCATCGTCACAACCATCTTCTTGCCATCAATACGGGATTCCGACGTTGTCGCCTTCATTTCCGTACCGGATTTATTGTTGAGCGTGATATCGATAGATTTAAGCCCGGATGATGACGAATCAGAACTACTGCCAGCTGTAGGATTCGAGTTAATCATGTTAGCCGTTTCACGGGCGTTATACACGTAGCTCGGCTCCCCTAAGTTGAGCAGTTCCGGCCCTTCTTCGCCCACAAGTACGAGCCCTGAACGGGCAGAACCACCACTGGCAAACGCACCGCTAAAGCTGAATCCGGACGTTATACCTAATCCCGATGACAATGATGAAAACGAGTTAAATGCGTTGCTTGAGCTGTTCACGCCGGCCCAGTCGCCTGCAAATGAAGAGCCCCCGAACCCGAATATCTTCATAATGGAGTTCATGATGAGCCCCTGCATGATGATTTTCATCATCGTGTTCAGAATTTCGTTAGCAACATCTATATACATGTTCTTCATCCGTTCGGAAAAAGATTCGTTATCAGTCAGCATGTTGTCAAACACTCCGGATATCGTTCCGGATATACTGTTCCATCCGTCCGTAAGGGCCCCACCGATATCCTGCTGATACGATTTCATGGAGCGCCCCAGCTGATCCAGCCCGGCGCCCCAGTCCGTCTTAGCGTTCAGCTCCTGCAGTTCCTTCATATTGGATATCAGGTCCTGTTCAAGCTTAAGCCTGTCAGCTGTGGTGAGCTCGGCAGTATCCAGTTGGTCCTGCTGATACTTGATAAACTCTTGCAGGGCTACTTTTTGCCGTGTATCTACCTCGCTCTGATAATCGTTGTCGATGTAACTCATATCGTTGAGATGCTGTTTCCATTCGTCGTACTCAGTGGATGCCAGTTCTCGCAGAGATGAGTTCTGCTTATACGTCACGCCAAAGTTAATGGAATGGAGATAAGCCTTTGCGGACTGTTCATCCCCCGTTTCTTTGTAGTAGTCTTTGTACTTATCGTTGTTGGCGTTGATTTCGGCTTGCGCTTTGGAATTTATGTACATCTCCCGCTGGTCATGACCAGAGACATTATCAAGCATTTCGTACTCAGTCATATTGGCCATCGTTTCTTCTTTTTGTTTTCGCTGCCGAATCAGCAGGTCCGTTAAGGCCTTCTGTTCTTGCAGGTTACGGTACCGCTGTGCTTCTTCTTTAGCCTGTCCGGCCAATGGGGACGTATATCGCGTATAGGTCATCGGCACAAGGTTTACACCCGTACTGCCGCCCAACGAGTCACGGATACCCCGAACATCATTGGCGTATTCCTGCGCCTCTGAGCCGCTACCGTTATATGCGGCAACGCCCGCCCATGTATCACCTGTAGCTTTTATCTTGTCCATTAGCATTGTAATACCCGCAAGAGCGTTCTGCATTGGGTCAGAGCCATAGTTCGGATATAAATCAGATATTGCGTAGCGGTTTCCGTCATCGCCCATTACATCCTGCCCGGATGTTATCTGGAACATGCCCGCCGCCCCTGAATCGCTGTTATACGCGTTGGGGTCGATATCCTGCACATTCCCGCCGCCGGATTCCTTAGCCGCTATTGCGATAGCAAGAGCCGTGTCCTGGAACCCCAGCTGCTGGCAGGCCTGTGTGATTACGCCTACCATCTCAGTCTGGGGGATAGCGGATGCCGTCTGCGCCGCTTCCGTTACCGTCGCAGTGGTATCCGGTACAGCTATCGGCGACTGATTATCCGTAAAGTGGACATTGTAGCTCCCGTACTGCGCGTTCTCCGATTCATATTCATCCAATGGGTTGAGCCCTATCGTCTTAGCGTATTCCATCAGCTGTTGGCGCAGGTCTCGGTTGTTCTCAAGGTTGCTGTCAGACAAGTCAAACGCCTGCCCGCTGTCATGCCACGATGAGCCATCCCCGTACCGGTGCATACTGGTAACCGTTGGCTGTTCGCCCGTCAGCTCGTAGTACTTCTGCGATAAGAGGTGGAGCTTCTGCGCAGTAAGCGTCGTAATGGCATCGTCGCCTGAGAGCAGGTTTTCTATCCAGTTCTGCTGGGTAGAACCTCCTCCGGCCATGCGCTGCGCATCTTTAGCCGAGAACGTTTTAAGCGTTACGGT